TATCCCTCGCGTGCCGCTTTCTATAAATGGTTAGACGCTGATCAAACTTTGGTTGACCAATACGTGCGCGCAAAACAAGAATGTGCGGACCATTATGCTGAAGAGATTGTAGAGATCGCAGACAAATCGACGGATTGGCAAAAAGATCGGTTGAGGATTGATGCCAGAAAGTGGGTTGCGTCAAAACTCAAACCTAAAGCTTATGGCGAGAAACTAGATCTAAGCAGCTCAGATGGCACGATGACGCCGACCAAGATTGAGTTGGTAGTCGTTGACCCTACTCCAAATACCGACGCCTAGATGGTCGCTGCCTCTTGAGAAGAGGGCGCGTTTCAAAGGGGCTAAAGGTGGACGAGGGAGCGGGAAGTCACACAGGTTCGCAGAAAAAGCCGTTATCAACCATATCCGCGATCCACACCATAAAACGGTTTGCTTGCGCGAAGTTCAGAAGGATTTGCAGCATTCAGCCAAGGCGTTGATTGAGACTAAGGTCAGATCAATGAATGTTCAGCATCTTTTTCGCAGTGTAGACGGCGAAATAAGGTCAACAAGTGGCCGTGGTCTATTCCTGTTTCAGGGAATGCAAGACCACACAGCAGATTCAGTCAAGTCTCTAGAGGGATTCAATACAGCTTGGTTCGAAGAAGCCCAAAACGCTTCGAAACGCTCGCTCAAGCTGCTTGTCCCGACAATCAGGGAAGAAGACTCAGAACTGTGGTTTTCTTGGAACCCAAACGAGCCAACGGACCCGATAGAGGCGCTGTTTAGGAAGAACAAAGGCAGGGCGGTTTTAGTTCATGTGAACTATGTGGATAACCCGTTTTGCCCACAAGTCATTAAAGACGACGCAGAAGCCGACAAGCGGGCAGACATTGAAGAATACAACCACATTTGGCTAGGTGAATACGCTAAGCATTCACAAAGTCGGGTGTTTAAAGAATACACTGTCAAAGAATTGGCAGTGCCAGCCAACATCATCTGGTTTTATGGCATTGACTGGGGCTTCTCTCAAGATCCTACAGCAGGACTAAGGTTTTGCATTCTACCCGGCAAAAGCAACAGAAAAACACTCTATATCGATCACGAGGTTTACGAAGTTGGTGTTGAAATGGAACGCCTGCCGAGCCTGATAAGTCAGATACCAGGATCAACAAAGTATCCAGTGATTGCTGATAATGCTCGGCCAGAGTCCATCGACTATTGCAGGCGTCACGGGATTAAAAGAATTCAAGCGTGTCGTAAAGGTAAGGGCTCAATTGAGCATGGCATTAACTTCTTGAAGTCGTTCGATATCGTTGTGCATCCCAGATGCGTCAACACTCAAAACGAGCTTAAAAAGTACTCTTACAAAGTAGATCCCAAGACAGAAGAGGTCTTGTCGGTCGTTTTGGACCAAAACAATCATTTGATGGATGGCCTAAGATACGGAGCGGAAGGGCTGCACCGTAAGGGCACCGTCTTGGATAATATCGATCAGTTAACGAGTTACAGCCGTGGCGCAGATTACCTGCTTAATGACGACGATGAGGAAGAGGAATCATGGAAAGTAGCATAGGCATTGAAAGCCTTCGCGACATGTTCCGCGAGTCTGAGGAAGCGGGAGTTGACGCCAGACTAACGTCACACAAGTGTAGAGATTACTACGACGGCAAGCAGTGGACGCCGGAAGAGGCGGCGGCACTTCAGAAACGCAAACAAGCGCCTATTGTTATTAACCGGGTTAGGCGTAAAGTGGATTGGCTGCGTGGTCTCGAGATGCAGTCAAGGACAGATCCAAAGGCCTTTCCGCGGACGCCAAAGCACGAACAAGAAGCCAGTTCAGCAACCGATGCACTGCGCTTTGTTGCTGAGAATACAGACTGGGACAAGAAGCGGTCTAAGATATGGGAGAACATTCTTGTTGAGGGTCTTGGTGGCGTTGAGATCGTCCATGAAAACAACAATCGTGGTGAGCCGGAAATTGTTCTCAATTACTACTCCTTTGACCGTCTGTTTTACGATCCTCATTCAAAGGAAGAGGACTTTTCTGACGCTAGATACAAGGGCGCGGTTATTTGGTCGGACACAGATAGCTTGAAGGCTCAATATCCCGGTAAAGAAGACATCATCGACGGGTCAATCCGACGTGAAGACAGCATTGACGACACTTTTGACGATAAGCCGTCAAGGTTTGTGTGGTCAGACCCTCGTCGCAAGCGTGTTGTTTGCGTTCTTGTTTATTACAATCGTGGTGGCGAGTGGAATTGGGCGAAATTTGTGTTCGGTGGCATTCTTGAGCAAGGAGCTAGCCCTTACCGCGACGAAGACGGCCAAAGCCTCTGCCCTCTGATCATGCAGTCGGCTTACGTTGACCGTGACAACCAACGCTACGGCATCGTTAAAGACATGCTTGACCCACAAGACGAGATCAACAAGCGCCGGTCTAAATTGCTTCACAGCCTAAACACTCGTCAGACAGCAGCGCAAAAGGGCGCGATTAAAGCCGCGACGGTCAAGGCTGAAATGGCCAAGCCTGACGGTCATATTGAATATGATGTGGTCGACCCGAACAGCACAAGGGCACCTTTTGAGGTCTTGTCGAATCAAGATCAAACAGCAGGACAATTCCAGCTTTTGCAAGAGGCCAAAAGCGAGATTGACCTAATGGGGGCGAATTCGGGTCTCGCAGGGAAGGGAGAAAGCGAAAGCCAATCAGGCCGCGCAATTCTTGCTCGACAACAAGGCGGTATGATTGAGATCGCGCCTTTGACGGATGGCTTGAGCCAGTTCACAAGAGCTGTGTATCGTCAGATTTGGGCTTTAGTTCGCCAGCTTTGGACCGAGGAGCGATGGCTCCGCGTAACTGACGACGAACGAAATATGAAATTCGTTGGCATTAATCGACCTGTCACGCTCAAGGAAGAGCTTGAAGGTATGCAACCAGAAGAGGTTCAGGCGATAGCTCGGCGGATAAATCTTGTGCCGAATGACCCTCGATTGCAAATGGTCGTCAGAACAAAGAATAGCGTCGCAAAAATGGACGTTGATATCATGCTTGAAGAGGTGCCGGATCAAGTTACGTTGCAGGGTGAGACCTTCGAACAGTTAGTGAACCTAGCAACCTCAATGCCAGGGTCGGTTCCGCCAGCTATCTTGATCGAAGCGGCTCCAAACCTGAAAAAAGACATTAAAGACAAGCTAATTGAAATGCTCGAAGGGCAATCACAAAGCCAAGCTCAAGCAGCGGAAGCACAGGCACAAAGCGAGCAACAAAAAGCAGAAGCGGATATGGCTTTAAGCCTTGCTAGGGCAAGTAAAGAGCAAGCCGCTGCGCAAAAACAGCACATGGAAAACTCTGCTCTTGAGGGAGAGGCTTTGGCCCTTCTTGAGACAGCCTGACGACGGGGTAACGGTCGAAACGTGACGACGACGATACGGTCGATTTAGCAAATCCAAGCGTAAATAGGAAAACACCAATGTCTGATTTAGAGGCAATACTTTCTGACGACCCTATTCCAGAAATGGAAGGCGTTGAAGAAACAATCGAGGAAGAAGTTGAAGAAGCAGTCGAAGAAGTCGAGGTAGCCGAAGAAGCGGCTAATGAGGCAGAGCCAGAAACGGGCGAACAAGAAACACCGCCGCCGGGTGATGGCCAAAATATGATCCCCGCAGCTGTAGCGACTGCTTTAAGGAAAGAAAAGCGACAGCTAAAGGAGGAAATGGAAGCGTTAAAAGCGCGATCCCAACAGCCTCCGCAGGAACAGCAAGAAGATCCTGTTGAATTTTATGCTGATCCAGAAAAAGCACTAACCCAACACGCCAAGATGATTGCAACCCAGCATTTCAATCAGAAGCTGGACATGTCAGAAATGGTCATGCGCAGTCAAGTTGGCGACGAAGTTGTGGACAGTGCTACCGACGCTTTTCTTACAGCCAAATCAAAAGACCCTTCACTCGATATCCAGTTGCGAAACGCACCAAACCCGTATGGATTTGTTGTTAACTGGCACAAGCAGCAGACAGCGCTTGCTGAGATAGGCACTGATCCAGAAGCTTATAAAAGCACCCTTCGTGAAGAGCTTAAAAAAGAGCTTCAAGAGGAGCTAGCTGCTCAAGCCGCCTCGGAAATTCAGGCTCCTACGCCGACGGCACCGCCGTCACTTTCAAAAACACCCAATTTAGGAAAAAGAGAACAACCGCAATGGAGCGGCCCCACGTCGCTTGACGAGCTGTTCTCCTAAAGAGAGAAGAATATGACCAATACGACAATTTCCGCAGCTAACCGCGTCCAACAATGGGACGATAAACACCACGCCGAATACGTTCGTGCCAATCGCTTCAAGCGCTATATGGGCACAAGCCAAAATTCGATTATCCAAGTTAAGGAGGATCTAACTAAAAAACGTGGCGATGCGATCACTATTCCACTTGTTGGAGCTCTAGATGCTAGTGCTGGAGCCAACGATGGTTCAACCAGCCTTGTCGGTAATGAAAAGGCGCTGCCCAATGATGGCCATAAGATCACAGTCAGCGTAGTTCGCGATGCAACGGCGGTTACTGTGGAAGAAGAACAAGCGAGCCCGATCAATATTCGCAATGCTGGCAAAGTTGCTCTTAAAGATCTGCAAATGCAGTATCTCCGCAATGACCTGATCGCGGCTATGGGATCTGTTGGTGGAGTTAATTACGACACGGCGACAGAAGCGCAAAAAGACGCCTGGTTAGATGCTAATGTTGACCGGGTTCTATTCGGTAACGCTAAAGGGAACGTCGATCAGACAGCGCCAGCCGGCGGGGCGACTAATGACCATTCGGGCTCATTGGCTGCTGTAGACAGCAGCATGAAGCTCAACGAATCAACGGTTTCCTTGCTGAAGCGCATTGCGCAGACCGCGACCAATGTTAACGGAAACGGTATTCGTCCATTCACATACGGCGAAGACGAAGAAACATTCGTCATGTTTGTTAACTCGTTAGCGTTTCGTGATCTGAAAAATAACATGGACGCCGACCATAAGGACGCGATGGCCCGCGGTAAAAGCAATCCACTCTTCACGGGCACAACTTCACTACTCTATGACGGTGTGGTTATTCGGGAAATCCCAGAAATTGGGGTTCTAGATAATGTTGGCGCTTCAAACGCCGATCTATCACCTGTCTATCTGTGCGGCGCTCAGGCACTTGCAACCGCATGGGCAAAGCGTACCAAGACGACGCTGAGGAAAGAGACGGACTATGAGTTTGTGCATGGCGTTGGCTTCATGGAGTTGCGAGGCGTTGAGAAACTTCAATACGCTGACAAAGACTGGGGCATGGTTACTGGATTCGTTGCTACGGCTTACGACGCTTAACTACGACGCTTAACATCGGAGGGCGGCTTTCGGGCCGCCTTTCTTTTGAGGGAAAGAGAATGAAAACTGTTATTTTTAGAGGGCCGCACAAAAACTTGGTTATCTGCGGGAAGAACTTCAAAAAAGACCTTCCCACCCCTGTTTTGGACGATGTTGCTGAGAAGTTGGAAGGGCATGGTTGGTTTGAATTGATAGACAAACCAAAACGCAAACGGCGCACCAAAGAGGAAATTGAAGCAGAAGCAGAGGCTAAAGCAGAAGTAAATGAAAACGCGGCTTGATGTAATCACCGAAGCGCTTCGAAAAATCGAAGTGACGGCGGTACATGAAGAACCTGACGCAGACCACTACAAGCGCTGTGTGACGGTGCTGGAATCTCTGTATGATGAGCATAAAGAGATAAATGGCGGCGGCGTTGATTGGGATCTCGATACTATCCCTGACGAACTTTTGGACCCATTTGCTTGCTGGCTTGCTGGCACTGTCTCAACTGGATTTAGCAAGCCTCAATACGTTGGGTTAGCGACCTGGGGTCATCGCCGTGTT